AGATGGCGTTATGTACGCAATCCCTGGTGGGGAGAATGGATATGTAAATTTTTTAGATCCATTTATTAAATTAAGTAAAAAAGAAAAAACAAACTATAAAAATTCTAAAGTATGAAAAAATTTGAATTCTTTCACAGAATTTAATTAGAAACGATAAACTTTAAAATTATGACAAAAGTATCAAACGAAGAACAAAACAATAACGCCAATGTGCTGTTAGGTGCAGTTAATAACCTTAAATTAATTGGGAGCAACAAAGGGTTTAATGTTTACTTCAATGCTAATGACCAAACCTATACAGTATTCAAAGATGGTAAGTTTGTAATAGGAAACAAATATAGATTTACAGATATTAAGTGCTATTTGGATTAATTGCACCTAACTACTTGCTAAGTACTCCTAATTAATAATCAATAAGTTATGAATGAAAATGTACCAAATAAAGAACATTCAACACCTAAAAACGTTTTACACTTCAAAAAAGTGTACAAGGATATTGTTAAAGAATTGATAGTAATTAGAAAATATATATCGAATCTAAATGGGAACCTTGGATGAGTTGGGAAAATTATGGTTTATATAACGGTGAATTAAATTACGGTTGGGATATAGATCATATGGTACCATTATCTTCCGCAAATACTGAAGAAGAATTATTGAAATTATTTCACCACACAAACCTACAACCCCTTTGTAGTAAAACTAATAGGGATATTAAACGAAACAAATATTAATTTAAAAATTAAAAACCATGAAGAAATTTGAGTTTATACTAAGAATTAACGGTAATATAATTTGCCAAAGATATTTCTCAGTAAGAAATTTTAACACTAAGTCCCCTAACTCTTACGATATGTTAGAGTGTGTTGAGCAATGTACCTATATGATTCAAGAGCAGTTGAAAGACAAAGCTGTTGATTATTTATGGGGTCAGTTTAATCCGTATGACAAACAAACGGAAGAACAAATCAATAGAACCCCTATCTATGATAAGGAAGACATCTTTGATTTTGAAATTCGAATCGACGAAAGAGTAATAGCAACAAAACGTTTCACTGGTAATGTATACCCGCAGAGAGTTAGATATAGTGTTGACATCCGTGAGTTAATACCTAGTATTATCTACCGAATCCAAGAGACTTTATCTGAAGAAAATTTATCTGTGGAATACGGTACAACAAAATCGTAATAGCTATTTATGAATACACAAGGTAAGAAAACAATGAGCAAAAATGTTACACTAGGTTATTTAGGTTATAAGTTTCAAACCGAACTAATTAACCAAATTTTACATCCAGCAAACAAAAAATTCGCGGATAGAATTATAGATATAGTACACGCAAAGTACTTTGATAATGAATATTTCCGTCTCATTGTAGCCCAAATCAAAGATTATTACGAAAAGTATGAAAAGATTCCAGCAATGGATACCTTAGAAACCGTTTTAAAAATGGAGATTAAGGATAAAGTATCTCAGGATTACGTTTTCGAAATGTTGAAAGAAATTCATGATATAAATGTAACTGATTGGGAGTTTATTCAGAGTAAAGCACTAAATTTTTGTAGACAACAAGAACTTAAAAAAGCCAATGAAAAAATCAATAAGATTGTTGACAATGGTGAGTTTGATAGTTACGAAACTTGTGCTGAAATTCTAAGAGAAGCTCTCGCTGTTGGTGGTGAGAAAGATGATGGAACTTCTATTACCGAAAATATTGAAGCAGTATTAGAGAAAGATTTTAGACACCCAATTCCTACGGGAATAAATGGTATCGATCAATTAACCGATGGTGGTCTATCAAGAGGTGAACTTGGTGTTGTGTTAGCTCCGTATGGAGTTGGTAAAACAACAATATTAACCAAAATGGCTAATACAGCTTATAATGCGGGGTATAATGTTTTACAAATTGTTTTTGAAGATATGCCGGATGTTATTAAAAGAAAACATTTAGCTTGTTGGTCAGGAATTGATTTAAATGATTTAGCTGAAAGAAAAATAGAAGTTTTAGCTAAACATAAGGAAGTTACTTCAAACAAAACTAATGACCTTAAAATCAAGAAGTTTACATCTGAAGGTGTAACAATGCACACAATTAAATCATTCATTAGACATGAAATCTCAACTGGATTTAAACCAGATATAGTCCTTTTAGATTATATTGATTGTGTTGAATCTGTAAAGCAATATAGTGATGAATGGTCTGGTGAGGGTGGAGTTATGAGAGCTTTTGAATCTATGTTAAGTGAATTCGGATTAGTCGGATGGACTGCCGTTCAAGGAAACAGAAGTTCAATTAGTTCAGATGTTGTAACTGGAGACCAAATGGGTGGTTCAATTAAGAAAGCCCAGATAGGACATTTTATTATGTCAGTTGCTAGAACACTCCCTCAAAAAGAGTCTGGAAGAGCAACAATAGCTGTTTTAAAGTCACGTTTCGGACGTGATGGTGTGGTATTTGAAGACTGTACGTTTGACAACGGTAAAGTCTATATCGATACTGAAACTTCTCAAACATTCTTAGGTTATGAAAAAGGCCAAGAAGACAAGAAAGAATCAGCAACTCGTTCTAGAATACAAAGAGCAAAAGATTTACAAAAAAACAAAGTAGAAGAAAAGAATTAATCATTATCCCTGTAATGAAAATTATGGGGATAATTTATTTAAAAAATTTTAAAAAATGGACAATAATCAAATTATGGACGTAAATTACAAGATAAATACGGAATTTGTTGACGACTTTAGTAAAGAGATTTACGAGCAAACCTACAAATATGGTGATGAAGATATTAACAAAACACAACTTCGTGTGGCTAAGGATTTAGCGTCTATCGAAAAAGATCCTGAACATTGGACACAAGAATTTTTATGGGCTCTTGAAAACTTTAAATTTGTACCTGGTGGTAGAATCACATCTAACGCTGGTACTGGATTGAAAGGTACAACCTATATCAATTGCTTTGTAGATGGTTTCATGGGTGAAGACCAAGACTCTATGGAAGGAATTCTTGACGCTCTTAGAAGACAGGCCCTGATTCTTAAATCAGAAGGTGGTTACGGATTTTGTGCTGATGTAATGAGACCGAGAGGTTCTTTCATTGGTGGTATCGGTAATGAATCACCAGGTTCTGTAAGAATGTTAGATATGTGGGATACACAATCAGCAGTAATTACAGAGGGTAGTGGTAACAAAACCAAAAAGAAAAAAGCTAAAGTTAAAATTCGTAAAGGTGCACAAATGGTGACGATGTCTGTTTGGCATCCTGATGTTGAAGAATACATCATGGCAAAACAAACACCAGGTCGTTTAACTAAATTCAATATGTCAGTTTTAATTACTGATGATTTTATGGAAGCAGTTAAAAACAACCAACCATGGAGTTTAGAATTTCCTGATTACGAAAAACATTCTAATGAATATAAAAAGGATTGGGATGGTAATATGAAAAAGTGGAAAGCACTTGGTTATGGTACAGTAGTGTATAAAACATATGAGAACGCAAACCAACTTTGGGATATTATTATGACCTCAACTTATAACAGAAACGAACCAGGAGTTTTGTTTTCTGACACAATGAATAAGTTGAATAACCTCTATTACTGTGAATATATTAACGCAACTAATCCTTGTGGTGAACAAATTTTACCTATTGGTGGTGTTTGTTTATTGGGTTCGATTAACCTAACACAGTTTGTTGATTTCAGTAATAAAGACTGGGATTACGATAAATTAGGTAAGTTAATACCAATCGCAATTCGTTTAATGGATAACGTAAATGATAAAACTTATGTTCCATTACCAACACAAAGAGAAGGTTTAAAGAATAAAAGAAGAATTGGTTTAGGTTTCTTAGGGTATGGTTCAGCACTTATGATGTTAAAAGTACGTTATGGTTCTGATGAAGCTCTTAATTTAACCGACAAATTAATGGATTTCTTAGCAAATAAGGCTTATCAATCGTCAGCAATCATTGCATCTGAAAAAGGTGCCTTTCCATTGTACGATGAAGAGAAATATTTGAATTCTAAATTCATTAAAGATTCTCTTTCTGAAGAAACAATTACAATGATTAAAAGATACGGTATACGTAACTCACACTTATTGTCAATTCAACCAACAGGGAATTCTTCGGTATTCGCTAACAATGTTAGTGGTGGTTTAGAACCGTTATTTATGCCTCAGTACGTTAGAACAACAATTATGCCTTACGCACCTGAAGGTTTAGATAAACCAAAAAATATTGATTGGGGGAACAAAACCTACGATTCTACAACAGTTTGGAAGTGGATTAAAGAAGGTGATGAAAACCTTTTAACAACTGATTTTGGTGGTTATGTTTGGAAAGTAGACAAATCAAGAGGTTTATTAAGAGAATCTTGGGTTAAAGATTACGCTGTTCGTTTCTTAGAAACTAAGAATGAATGGGATTCTAAAGCAACTTGGGCAGCTACAACAACTGAACTTACAATTGATGAACACGTTAAGACAATGGCTATCATGGCAAAATATATTGACTCAGCGATGTCTAAGACTGTTAACTTACCAAATGAATATCCTTATGAAGACTTTAAGAGACTTTACACTGATTTATATAATACAGGTGTAGTTAAGGGTGGTACGACTTATAGAGCTGGTACAATGACCGTTGTTCTTTCTGAGAAATCATCTTCAGATAATACATCTTCAGACGACACTAAAGTACCTAAAACTACGGCACCAAAAAGACCTAAAACTTTAAGTTGTGATATCCATCACTTAACAGTTTCTGGTGATAAATGGATTGTATTAGTTGGTTTATTAGGTGAAGACCCGTATGAGATTTTTGCTTTCAAAAAGAAAAACATTAATCTTTCTGAAAAGTTTAAACACGGTAAACTATCTAAGATTAGAAAAGGTAAATACGATTTAGAATTGGATGGTTTTACACTTGAAGATTTAAAAGAGTTATTTGAGTCTGACGAACAAGAAGCTTTAACACGTATGATTTCAACGTCATTACGTCACGGAGCTGACATCAATTTCATTTATGAACAATTAATGAAATCTGAAGGTACAATTGTATCATTCTCTAAAGCTATAGCAAGAACACTTAAGAAATATTTGAAAGACGAAAATTTTTCATCACACTCTTGTGAATCTTGTGGTTCTCCAGATGGCATGTTAATGCAAGAAGGATGTTACAAATGTAAGGATTGTGGTTACTCTAAATGTGGTTAATTAAGAACCCTCCTAACGGAGGGTTTTTTTATGCTGTAAACTTTACACTTTAGATTTTATTTTTTGATGGTAAATTTCTTTATCGAATATTTATAGATAAAATACAATGGCACAACAAAGATTCATAAACATTCAATTTCCTTTTACGGATGATCCAGACGGTAAGTTCTTAGAAATGAATAACGATACTAAAAAAGCTATAAAAGCTGATTTGGTACATTTATTATTAACTAACAGAGGAGAGAGATTATATATGCCAGATTTTGGTGCTAATTTAAGACAATATCTTTTTGAACAAAACGATGAACCCTCATATACGGGTATAAGAAACGAAATAAATGAGGCTATTAAAAAGTATATTCCAAATTTACTAATAACCGAACTAACTACAACACCATCTGAAAGTAATAATCATGCTGTTGTAGTTAAATTAAGTTATACGGTTACAACAAATACTTTTCAAGAAACTGATTTTGTTACTTTAGAACTATAAAACCATGGCAGAGAAAAAAATAGATTATTTCGCTAGGAATTTTGCTGATGTAAGAAGTGAATTAACAACATTTGTTAAACATTTCTATCCCGAATTATTCCAAGATTTTAATGACGCATCAGTCGGTATGATGTTGTTAGACCTTAACGCAGCGGTTGCTGATATGTTATCCTTCCATACAGATAGGATGTTTACCGAAACACAAATTGATTTTGCACAAGAGAGAAGATCGGTTATGAATATAGCTAGAACTTTGGGTTTAAATATCCCAGGCAAAAGGTCATCTGTGACTTTGGTCGATTTTTCAGTAACAGTCCCAGTATTTGGTGATACATTTGATATTAGATATGCTCCAATAATAAAAGTTGGTACACAAGTTGCTGGTGGTGGTCAAACATTTGAGACGTTAGATGATATTGATTTCTCTTCATCGTTTAGTGCCGGAGGTATACCAAACAGATTAATAATACCGAATATTAATGCCAACAACCAAATAATTAACTACACTTTAGTTAAAAGAGAGATTGTGAGTAACGGTATTACAAAGATATTCAAAAAAATTATAGGAACCAATGATGCTATACCCTTTTTAGAGGTTATACTACCAGATTCTAATGTGGTAGAAATAGAACAGGTTATAATTAAAGAAGGGACCACTTTTACCTCAACACCACCAATAGGTGATTTTTTTGATAATAACATAAGATGGTGGGAAGTGGATTCGTTAGCTGAAGATAAAATGTTTGTTGACGATCCAACAAGAAGTACTGATAATACGGGTATTAAACCTGGTAAATGGATTTCTATCACCAAAAAACTTGTTAAAGAATATACAGATACTGGTTTTTGTAAAATGACCTTTGGATCTGGATTTTCAGATCAACAAAGTTTACAGGATTTTACTAGTAACCAGTATGTTTTACAAATAGCTAATTTCTTTAACAGTACAGCTTTAGGTGAAATACCTAGACCTAATAGTACGATGTTTGTTAGATATCGTGTTGGCGGTGGGACTAGTGCAAATATAGGTAGTAATACTATTAACAGTGTAGGATTTGTTGATATGTTTATCAACGGACCTAACTCAACAACCAATCAAACGGTTAAACTTTCATTAAAAGTTAATAACCCTGTTCCTGCTTTTGGTGGGGGGGATGAACCAACTATTGATGAAATTAGGTGGATGACAAAGTATAATTTTGCATCACAAAATAGGGCAGTAACAATTAAGGATTATTTAGCACAGGTATTTAAAATGCCAGGTAAGTATGGTGTTCCATTTAGATTAAATGTGGGTGAAAGACAAAATAAAGTAGAATTTTCTATTTTAGGTTTAAACTCTAACGGTAAGTTAGATAATTCATCCACCAATACATTAAAAGAGAATATTGCAACTTGGTTATCTGATTATAGAATGATAAATGATTATGTTTTGGTTAGAGACGGTAGAATAATTGATTTAGCCTTTGACATAGATTTATTTGTTGATAAAGCCTATAATCAGGGTGAAATTATTAATAACACTATTAACGCGGTGACAAGTTATTTTGATATTAAAAAATGGGAGATGGGTCAAAACATTTATTTAGCACAACTAATAGAGGCGATTAATAATGTATCAGGAGTACTAAACGTGGTTGATATTAAAATATATAATAAAGTTGGTGGAAATTATTCGTTAAATAAAACATCACAACCTTATTTGGACGCTATCACTAAACAAATAGATTTAACAGGTGATTTCGCTTTATTTGGTGAATATGATACTATGTTTGAAATTAAAATACCAGCAACAGATATTCGTGTGAAGGTTAAAAGTTAATGGAAAGAAATTACGTTAGACAACTCATTGGTAATAAGAGGTACAAACTTGCCTCTAATACCAACACTAATATACAAACACAGTTAGAAGAAAAAACAAAACCACTAACTGAGTATGATATTATTGATATTGTTAACGTGCCACTACTTTTCGAGGAGGAAAGACAAAAATCTTTCAAGTATAGAGTTAATGGTAAATTAAACATCTACACCTCTAACGTTTTAAGTACTGGTGCTACGAGTATAATGTGGGACCCACTATTTTATGGCACACCAGCGGTAACACCTAATAATTGGGTTATGCAAGTAACATACCCATCAACTATGGATCCTAATTTTGTAATAAACGCTAGAGTTCCAGCTGGTACCATATCATCAAATGCTTATAGAGGTTTACAATATCAAATTTTAGGTACTACAGTTATTAACGGGGACAATAAATTAACGATAAAAGGTGTTCAAAGACATAACTTAGTAGAAGGTGATTACATTTATTTATATAGTAATTCAACGTATAACCCGTTACAAGGTATTCATAAAGTACAAACTCTAGGTATTGGTGGAATAAACCCCACCACTGATGTAACATTAGAAACTATTATCACAACACCACCTTCAGGTACTGGTAATTTTGTAAGGGTAGTGAGGTCGTCATTTGATGATGGTAGATTTAATAACCCATTAAGTTTTATTCAAGCAACCGCAACAGATATTAGTGGCTCAACAGTTGGTACGTACCTAGTTGGTGAAACTATGTATACAACAATTACATCGACAACACCACACAACTTATTAATTAACGACTTTGTTGATATAAGAACTAATAATATCAACACATTAAATGGTGTTTGGCGTGTTTATAATATTGTGGGGGCAACAAAATTTGTTATTAGAACGTCAATATCTAACACTAAAGGTACAAATTTTTTCTATACACCGTCTATTTCAAAATATCGGTTATTAGATGGTACCCCATCAGAATACTATATTAGAAATTTTGAGTTATTAACATCCAATAATTACGATGTTTATAATTGTGCCTATAGTACAAGTATCTATTCTGATACTTCAGATCCTACTGTTGGTACAGCAAATGATACGTGGTTATTTCAATATAATCAGGATATTAACGTTGAGAGATTAAGGGATAATAGAAACGGTTTCGTTTCTGAATTATATTATACTACAGTAAAAAGGTCAGGTAAAAACCCTTATAACTGGAGTAATGTCACATCTGACTGGGAATTTAATGCCACTACCACTAACACCGCTAATAGTTTAGAAAACATCTCACTTAATAACCCAACAGGAATAGGTTCTATTGTAAAATCGACACCAAGGAGTGAGGTTATCAACGTACAGGGTCAGGTACAACAGGTAATGGGTAGTAAATATATTGGTGATTTTGTTGAATTTAATAGTTTGGAAATTACAGAGAGAAATGTTGCTGATATTATACACAGATTTGGAGTTAACACAAATCCAAATGGGGAGGGATATTTTTATAAACCTTTTAGAAAATTAAAAATAAGGGCTTATAGTGAAGTAGTGGAAACCGCGTTAGCTAATGAAATCATTATTGACATACCAGATAACTATGTTACCTATGCCGACGGTTCTATATGGTGGAAAGACTTACTAACAATAGGTTATTTTGAAGAGGGTGTTAACGGTGTTGATTATCCATTCTTAAATAATTCACACTATTTTTATTTTAACCATAATTTATTTGTTAGAAGACAGAATCCAGTTAACTTAATAAATCAGAGTGCATCTAAAGAGGTTAAAAACTTAACAGAGGAATGTTAATAAAATATCAAATACAGAATACTTTTAAATCAGTAACAGGTAATACTTTTAGTGTTAATGCAGCTGGTACTAATAATTTTGATTTATATAAATCAGTTGTATTCCCAATTAATACAAATTTTTTTCCCGTTGATTACGGGGAAGATGTGCAAGACATTGTTTTATCCGAAAGGAAAAAAGCTATAAATCCTACTTTCGACGCTGAAACAACTAAATATAAATTTAGTAATATGTTAGCGAATGTGGGGGCTGGGTTATTAATAAATTTTAGGTTTTGGGATACTGTTTCTAATAGTTATACGGTTTCTTACGCAGCAAACGGTCTTACAACAACAGATGTAAATAATCGTATTAATGGGTTTAAAAAAAGTTTCTTTAGACTATATTTCTATGACAGTAATAGTGGTGATACAAATAATTTAATTTTTACTGAAGATTTAAATGTTGGGGAAACCATACAACCGACAATATCTTTTAATAGACTTTATTGGTTAAGGAATGATGAATATTTTGTGAAGAATAATAATAACAAAATTGTTTATATGGAAGCTAGATTCTTTAATGCAAAGACAGGTAAGATTACAAAATTTATTAATATACCGTTATCTATTGTTAACAATTTCACTGGTGCACCAATTAGTGTTAACCAATATAAAAATAATACCAACAGAAGTTGGAGAACGAGTGCTGTGGAGTTATTAAACCCTAAACTTAATAACGGTGAATATAATTTTAGACCTTACACACCATTCGGCGCTAATACACCTACTGTAATAACACTATCTGAATTTATAATGTCATAATGGAATTTTATAAGAGATCAGTTGGATATGAAGAAATTGGTAGAACAAACATGTTAGTTGTTACTGCCACAACTTTATATTTCCCTATTTTTCTTAAACAAGACTATGAAGACATTGGAATATATACCGATACAGCAAACCCTGTATATGAAATAGTTAGCGCACAAGGATTATGGAATTTATCCAACAATGGTGTAATACTGGAATCAACCCTTAAAACAACGGGTAAAGTGGGTATTGGTGGTGTGTCTTACGCTATGGGTAATAACAATAGTGCTAATAATGGTGGTGCGGCAGACTCGTCTTCACAACAAGCAAGAACTACAAATGCTAGTTCATCCAACGGTGATTCCTCTATAACTGAAAAACCTATCACCCAATTTGGGGCCTCAGATGGTATATTATCGGCTGTCCCAAATAGGAGTGCTGGACCGGCTACTACAGAATGGACTGGGCCTAACGGGTTTAGTTCAACAAACCCAACTATAACAGGTTTAGAAGCTGGTAGTTATGTTTTAAAAGTTACAGACAATAATAATAATATTTCATATACATCGTATTTTTTACAACAACCACAAGGGTTAACTCTAGATTTAACAACTATAAATTCACAAGTTAACGCAACTTCTGGGTGTAATGGTTCAGCCGGTGTTACACCACAAGGTGGTCAATTACCTTATACCTATCTATGGTATTCAGGTTCACCAACTAACACATTAGGTACATCAACAGGTCTCACATCACTATGTGCTGGTCATTACACTGTACAAGTTGTAGATGGTAGTGGTACTATTGTATCAGCTGTATTTGATATTACAGAACCAATTGTATTATCAGGTAATGTCATCACCACAACTAATATCGATTGTCAAGGTGGTAACACTGGAAATATAACAGTCCAGGGTGAGGGTGGTATTGGATATACAGGGTATCTTTATGAGTTAACAGGACCGGCTACAGAAACTAATTATACAGGAATTTTCAATAACTTACCAGTTGGAACTTATAATGTTAAAATTACAGATAATGTTGGTTCTTTTATTAACATACCAGTTACATTAACCCAACCTATTTTTGTAACATACACATACAACATAAGTTCATATGGTTATGTAGGATTCTTAACTCAAGTTAGTTGTTTTAATGCAACTGACGGTACAATAACAGTTAACCCTACAGGTGGTAACGGTTCATATCTTATCACAATTAACGGTGGTAATACTAATTTTACAACACCAGCCGTCAATGGACCATACATGTTTAATAACTTAATTGCTGCTAATTACACCATATCAATGGTAGATACATCTGGTTGTCCAGGTCCTACAACTAGTATACAGTTAACCAGACCACCTTTATTGAGTAACTCATTTACAAAACCACCACAAACAAATGGTTTTGATATACCTTGTAATGGTGGTAGTGTTATAATATCAGCAACTAGTTTTTATACTACTGGAACTTTTGTTACTGGATACCCAACAATACCAACCAATTTTCATAAGTATTATGTTAATGGTACACTACAAACTCAATGTACAACATCTGGTTGTAGTTATGGACCATCTAACTCATCGTCTTTAGTCTTACTAACATTATCAGCAGGGTCAAATACAATAATTACAGTAGATAAATTTGGTTGCTCAGCTTCAACAACCGTTAATACAGTACAGCCAGATCCATTATCTATTTTAGATATAGGTATTATTGATAGTACAACAGGTACTACGTGTACTGGTTGTGGTATTAACGATTGTAGACAAGCAATAATTAATATTATTGGTGGTGTTACACCTTATTCTATTTTATGGGGTGATGGTGGTACATTAATTACATCTAACTCATACTGTGTAGGTACCGTATTAACAGTAACAATAACTGACGCAAATGGTTGTGTGTTAGGGCCACAAAATATAACATTAACACCATGATAACAGGGTTTACATCACATAAATTAGACGTAATTAGTACGTATAGTCAAACCAACCCTTTTCAGGTTGGTGTAAACGGGGTTACAGCTATAATATCTGGTAACCCAACGGTAATAAAATATACAATAGATGGTATTAACTATGAAACACAGTACCAACCAACAAAAAAGGGTTTTGGTGTTAGTAATTTTACACATCCAACAACATTTAACACTAATTTAAATGGGTTTGATTTTGCTAAGTATTTTTTTATAAAAGAAGAGGCTAAAATGGGATTAGTTTTCCCACCAAAAGTCGATAACGAGCTATTTATAGAAAGGATGAGTTTAGCGGTTTTTGAACATCATTCCAGACTTTCTGAAATTAAAACAATGGAAGGTTTGATAAACTACAGAAATGGTTACTACAAAATTATAGATAACAATTAAAACATGGCAACAGGAAATTATGGCATAGTTAGACCAGCGACAGCGGGTCCAGATGATATGGAGATTTACTACACGTATAGTCCATCAAGAGATAAAATACCGACAATACCATTACAGTCTTTAAACCCAAATCAGGTTATTTCAAGATTTAATCATCCCGTGCCAGACGCAAACGGTATACCATTATTTGATGGTTTATATAATTTACAGTTACCTTTAGCTAATTTTTCTGCTAAAGGAATTTACACCGTTGTAATTAAACCAAAAGAGGTTAGGGTAACAATAACAGATTGTGGTGTTTTAGCTGCATTTCCTGATGTTAAAGGACTTGTTTTAGATGCTAACCTATTAGGTATCGCGGATGTAACAAGTTTAATTGGTTATCGTGTTGAATATTATAATAGTAACGGTGCTAGAATTCCAAATTTTTTTAGGATTATAACTTCAGCTAATAGAGTTGAACCAGTAAATGCTAACCTATCTAACACAACACAAAAAGCGGTTAGATATCGTTTTAATGATTCATCCAATTTAGTTTTCTGTACGGTAACACCAAGTTCAGCACCAAATGTAAAACCTAATTTATTCCCAGATATTGGTGTTGCTGGACAATTAATTTCGGTTTGTAATACATATTTTAATCCAATATCATTAGAAATCGATATGGTTGAATACGATATTGAAACATTAGCTTACGGTATATTCGGTAATCAAATTAAATCTATCGTTGACGGTAAGTACACTATTTACGACTTTCAAAATAATATTTATAAACAATACAACTTATACGAAGTCCAAGATCAATTCACAGGTGAACCGTTACATGAGGTTCGTCAATTGGTTAATAATATTGATTTCACTAAAGATTTCAATACAATCACTAATATACCAACAGCTTAATGGCAACAGTTAAGGTTGTACCTCGTTCACTCACCGATGCATATAAAAGGAGAGAGGGTGACTTCGCTCCAAATTTAGTTGGACTTCAATTTACTGACGGGGTATCCTTATTTACATTTGGTAATTTTCAAATAACCACTAATCTTGATAGGAAAATAAATAAAAACTTTGCGTTAGGTGGTGAATGGTCTGATTATTATTCATTAGATAATTTAGTATTAACCCAATCACAATCATTAAATCTATCAGGTGGTGATATACCTGTTCGTTTAAATTTTGACATAAACAATATTAGCAGATATGTTTATTTTGGTAGTTTCTATGAATATACAAGAGTCACAATTGAACAAATAATTCAAAAATGGAAGGGTTCGTTATACTTAAACCCTACGGTTACGAATACACCTGGTAATACTGTACTGAATTTTAATTATGATTCTGGTATGGATATATCTTCATTCTTAATACCTGTAAGTTTAATACAAAACCCGTATCAACTTATTATCGAAGATAATAATAATTTTACTAACTTATTACCTGACGATATATTTAATATTTCAAGAAATTACGTGGATTACACCATATGGAACGGTGGCAGTCAATTCAATGTTATTGGGTATACAGGATCAAGTACTAACTATCAATATTTAAGAGTTGAAACTAAAGGTAATCCCTTCCCATCGTTAACAGCATCAACATTTGGTCAGATGACATATCATATGCGACCAAACGATACAGAGGTTGAACAGTTTTTTAATATACTAGAAGATTTTGAAAAAATATTATTAAATAGGTTAACAACACCTATTTATACCTCATCATTTGATGTACCTTTTGAAGCTGACGGCTTTATTGTTTTCTCACAAAAAAGATTTACATGGCCTATTACTGACGGGTTTAATTTAGATATTACCACTCGTGATTATGCCAGATTTTTAGAGGGTATTTTAGACATGGCAACATTATTTGATGCCTATAAAACAGATTTAGTTTCGAGAAGGTTTGTTGCTGAATCCATACACGAATTTGATACAGACGGTGGTGGTGATGAGATATATGGTAAAAAAGTTGGTAAACTTTTAAAAATATACGGTAGGGAGTTTGATCAGGTTAAAAAATATATTGACGGTATTTCATTTGCTAATGTTGTAACATATAATAAACTTGATAACACCTCAGACGAATTAATAAAAATTATGGCTAAGAATTTAGGCCTTGATGTTTTATTAAGTGTAACTACCGATAATTTTAATCTATTAGAACAAATACAACCATCGTTCAATACGGTTTTTAGTGGATATTCAAGAAGTTTATCTGCTAAAGAATTAGATATTGAATTATGGAGACGGTTAGTAATAAACGCCTGGTGGTTATTTAAATCTAAAGGTTCAAGAAAAGTTATAGAGTTTTTCTTGAAATTTTTTAACATACCCGAATGTTTGGTTTCTTTAGATGAATACGTTTATTTAGCGGCAGACAGATTAGATATTAATAAAGTTTATGATCAAATACAAGAGGTATTCGACGCAACAAATAGTAATAGAAATGTTTCCTTGTCAGATTACCCTATAGATTTTTACGGATTCCCAAATGTATTACCTGAGACACCAGATAACTACTTCCAGATGGATGGTTTTTGGTATAATGGTGGTAATGAATCAACCGTAGGTAATAACCCCCATTTTGGTGAGTATGACTATGGTAAACACTATTTCCAACAATTTGAGTGTTTTATACCAGACTTTAATTCATATTTAACAGGTTCAACATTAGTTGATGTATCAAAAAATTACTTTAACAATTACAATAAAGGTACCTTTATATTCGACCAAAACGGTTTACCCGTACCGTATTACGGAACAACTTATGCTAATACCTTGAATGGTGGCTTAGTTCAAAATGCTGTTGTTAATACAGCCGGTTTAATAAACACAGGTGGACTTAACTCACCTAAATATGGTAGACCAAGTGGTGACACCTATTCAATGAAGTTAAGTTTCACTACTGGTACAAAATTAGCCTGTTCACCATGTCCGTTTGAATTAACATTCGGTCTTGATGGTATAGTATATATTAAAGGTGGTAGACCACCTGTTTCACTACAAAATAAAGATTGTTGTCCAAATTACTGGTTACCAGTACCGACCACACCACCACCTATTTGTCCTAAACCGACAGAGTTGGCGTTAACATCAGATAATCATCCGTTGGGTCCTTGTGTTATACTTAACACAACTACAAATCAATCAGTTACACAAGCTTGTTGTAATAGAACAACATTAGGGTTTGATGTAACTTGGAACGGTGTAAGTTGTGTTGACAGTAATTGTAGTACATTAGTGGTTTGTCCAGATCCAACACAACTTGCATTAACATCCGACCAAAGTATATATGGTGGTTGTGTTTATTTAGATTCAATAACAGGATTACCTTTAAGTCAAGTTTGTTGTACTGATAGAAATATGTACTGGGACGGTCAATACTGTAAAGATACAGGATGTATCATAATCGATCCTAATAACCCAACAGGTTTAGCAACAGCTAAAACTGGAGTGTTTAATAGTGGTGAGGTATTTGGTATTGGACCCGGCGGTGGTAATGTACCAGTAAACCCAGTAGGACCTACTAACTATTGTTATTGGTGCCCACCAAGTCCTTATGTCAAAAAATATTGTTCAGCAGATGAATATATAGCAACTCTAACAACACAAGGAGTTGAAGCTTTAGCAACAGCTTATGGTTGGGTAGCACCAGCAAACGGACAAATAGGTATTTCACCTAGTACTTATTTAACAATTGTACTTGGTAGTTTTTTTAACACTTATAGTTGTATATATGTAGATAATTTAAATAACCCGATTGCTAATGAAGCTTGTTGCACATTAAGAGGTGGTACTTGGGTTGATACAAATACTGTTGATAATGGTTTGGCTAATTATAAATGTGTAGATCCTATTGTTAGTCCTTGTGGTACTGGAACTGTTATAAACCCTAGTAATGTTGTGGTTTATGGTGATGGTTCTTTAGCATCACAAGATTGTTGTACCTCTTTAGGGTATCAATGGACTAGTGGTGTTATCACTGTTTATGAAAACGGTATAAATACAGGAACTATCGTAGATTCTACAGGACTTTCCTACGCTAATACCTTTGGTACTAATAGTTACTGTTCTCTATGTCCTTCTTCATTAAACATTGTTGAAGAGTGTGACATAAACAACGCTTGTACCTTTGTGGTTAAAAATAATAATACTAACACAAACCTTTCACAATCTTGTTGTGTTGGTTATGGTTACACATATGATACAATGACAAGTAGATGTTTAACATGTCCTTCAGTTGTGAGTTATGGACCACAATCACCATATTTAATAACGAATTTAGATAA